GCAAGATCAAAATTTGGCCAGTTGCCTGGTGCACAAGGCGGTGTTACATTAAATGGTGCTGATCTAAAAGCAGAAGCACAGGCCACAATGGATAGATTAGAAGACGAAATACAAAAATATTCAGATGGTGGTGATCCTATTACATTTTTAATTGGATAATTCCAATTGACAAATTCATTATAATATGATACTATAGTAACATGATTGAAGTTACTTTAGATATAGATAAAATTTCCAAACGAGATGAATACATAGGACAATCAACAGGTACCAGTGTTGAAGGTGGTGCTCTCAATGCCAACTATAGGGAAGTTGATGCAGTAGCCAGAGTTGCAAATTATATGGGTATGCTTGGTTACAAATATGAAAAAGACTGGCATTGGGAAGATGCTGGTTGTGATGAATTGACTGTAAAAGTTGATAGCGAAGATATTGCAACACAATTAAAATTGAGGTGGTAAAATGATTGTTGGAATAGTAGGTTGGATTGGCAGTGGTAAAAATACAGTTGCCAATATACTAACAGAGCAACATAGTTTTGAAGCAGATTCATTTGCGGCACCATTAAAAGATGCTACAGCAAACATATTTAATTGGCCCAGAAAAACACTTGAAGGTGATACAGATCACAGTAGGCATTTTAGAGAATGTGTTGATCAATGGTGGCAATCAAAATTAAATATCAAAAAATTTACACCAAGATTAGCATTACAAATCATAGGAACAGAACTATTTAGAGAACACTTTAATCATGAGATTTGGTTGCATAGTTTAGAAAACAGATACATATCAAGCGGTAAAAAACTTACAGTAGTTACTGATTGTCGTTTTAGAAATGAAATACAGTTTATTAAAAATTTAGGTGGTTTTACAATACGTGTAAAACGTGGTCCAGATCCACATTGGACATCATTGGCAGAAGAAGCTCAACAAGGAGATGAATTTGCTGAACAGCAATTGGCTGATATTGGTATACATAAATCTGAATGGGATCATACAGGTGCACCTGTAGACTTTATAGTAACAAATGACGGCTCACTAGAACAATTACATGATAAAGTAAGTAGTGTAATGAAAGTATTAAAAAATGTTGCTGGTGCAAAAAGACAAAAACAAGCCACACATTTTTAATTGTCTGGCATCAAATCACCTTGACGCCATTTAAATTGTTCCATTGACATAATACGTTGACAGTTGGCACATATAGTTTTTAAGTTATTCCAATTGCTATTGCGTAAATCACCATCTAAATGATATACATCTAATTGTGCTGTATGCTTGGCGTGAAAACCACATTTTTCACATATAATTTTTTTCTTATAGCCACTGACTTGCCAAGATGAAGTACCACCAATACCTTTACCTTTACCTAGACGTATACATTTGTCACACATTTTTCTATAATACGTCTTATCACCTTTTTTATAGTTAAAGGCGGCTGGTTTAGACTTACACTTACTACATAATGGTCTGTTATCTGTCATATATGTATTTACTGCCCTTTTAAAGGGAATTTTATTGGTGTATTAACCAGTGGTTTTAGGCCATCTTCACATAAATATTGTATATAGAATACAGGCAATTCAATACTATATTGAAGAGAGTTTTAAGGAGAGATTATTATGCCAGATTTAGTTTCACCAGGTATATCAGTTTCTGTAACCGATGAATCGTTTTACGCCGGTGCTGGAACAGGTACTATCCCTCTATTTGTAGTTGCGACTGCACAAGATAAAGCAGATCCAAGTACTACAAATGGCACAGCGGCAGGTACTACAACAGCAAACGTTGGAAAACCATATTTAATTGGTTCACAAAGAGAATTGATATCTACCTTTGGTACACCAAATTTTTATTCAGCTGGTTCAACTATGTTACCAGGTGATGAAAGAAATGAATACGGCTTATTAGCCGCATACAGTTATTTAGGTATTGCAAACAGAGCCTACGTAGTAAGAGCTGGAGTTGATCTAGCAGGACTTACAGGTTCAACATCAGTACCAACATCTAATCCAGCAGACGGTACATACTGGTTAGACACAACTTCTACAGACTGGGGTATGTATGTATCAGCAGGTGCTAACAACACTAGTTGGACTAAAATTACACCAGCAGTATTATTAGATACACCAAGTGCATCAGCAACATCAAACGTTGGCACAGACGGTTATCCAAAAGGTACTTACGGAGCAAACGGCGATTACGCTGTTGTGGCTTCTTCAACACCAGCAAGAGCATTTGAAAAAATCAGTGGTGTTTGGTATCAAATTGGAGGAACAGATGGTGGTTCAGGTTCATGGGCTTCTGCAAAAACTGGTTCAGTTTCAACACACATCGAACCAGCAACAGGTGACGCACCAACGGCTGGAGCGGCAGGTTCAGTTTGGTTAAAATCAACAGCAGTTGGTTCAGGAGCAAACGTTGTTGTCAAATATTGGACAGGTTCAACATCAACTTGGTCAACATTATCATCACCGTTACACGCAGATGATGACAATGCAGTTTCATCAACAACAGCGGCAGGAAGTTTATATACGCTTTTTGATGATGAGAATGATGCGAGTTGGGATAAAACACGTATTGGTAATGCAACATATACACAAAAAGCAAACAACAGTACTCCAGAGATACAATGGACAATTAGAAAAAGAGCATCAGGCACATCAACTGTAGCTACAGGTACAAAAGACTTTGCAACTGCAACTAATGATTATACATTAGGTGGTTCAGATACACACGTTAAAGTAAAAATTTGTGGTACAGAAGTTGAAGTAGCAACAGCAGGTTCGGCTGGTACAAGAGTTACTCTTGCAGAAATAGTAGCAGGCATTAATAACAATGCTACATTGGCAGGATTAACAGTAGTTGCATCTATTGAGAATTCTACTGGAACTAAACAATTTTTAAAATTAACTAGAACAAATGGTAAAGCAATTTGGGTTGAAGATTCAAGTGCGGCGGCTTCTAACAAGTCAGCAACAACTACTGCTAACCTAGGCTTTACAGATAATATGGCATCAGGAGCGGCATCTTGGTACATGACATCACTTTGGAGTGATTTATCATATGAAGCATCAGCTTCAGCACCAACACAGACAGCCACTGATGGTACACATTGGTATGACACTAACATTTCAGCAGATATGTATGTTGCTGTAAATGACAGTGGTACAATGAAATGGCACGCATACGCAAACAGTAAAAATGCATTTACAACAGGTTCGGTTGTTTCTGGCGGCATCAAGGACTTGCAAATGGTATCTACAGAGCCTACTACGGCGGCAGATGGCACAGCGTTGGCATCAGGTGATATTTGGATTGATTCAAATGAATTAGAAGCATATCCAAAAATTTACAAGCACAATGGTACAAAATATGTATTAGTAGATAACACTGATCAATCTTCAGCATCAGGTATTGTTTTTGCAGACGCAGTTGGTAATCCAGCGGGCACAACAGACGCGGCAGTTGGTTGGGGTTCAGCACACGCATCATTTGATGCAGACGCTCCTAATCCAGCTTCATATCCAAGTGGTATGTTATTGTTCAACACTAGAATTAGTGGTTACAATGTTAAAAAATATCACAGCGCCTATACTGCACCTAACGGTACGGCAATGGGAGCAACATGGGTTAACGCATCAGGCATGAAAGCAGATGGTTCACCATACATGGGCAGAAAAGCACAGAGAAAAGTTGTAGTAACATCACTTCAAAGTGCATTTGCTTCAAATGATGAAATCAGAGCAGAATCAAGAAACTTTAACTTGATTGCTTGTCCTGGTTATCCAGAAACTTATGATGAAATGATTGCACTAAACACAGCGAAAAAAGAAACAGCATTTATTATTCTTGACGCTCCGTTTAGATTAAAATCAGCATCTGAAGTATCTAACTGGATGTCTAACTCAGCAAACGCAACTGAAAACGGTGAAGACGGTTTAGTATCAGCATCAACATATTCAGCTGTTTACTATCCATCAGCACTAACAACTGACTTAGGTGGTAACAACGTAGTTGTTCCTGCTTCACACGTAGCATTAAGAACTATCGCTTACAATGACCAAGCGGCATACCAATGGTTTGCACCAGCTGGTTATCAAAGAGGTACAGTATCAAATGCAACGTCAGTTGGTTACATTGATTCAAGCACAGGCGAATACAATTCAGTTGTATTAAGTTCTGGATCAAGAGACTCACTATACACAGCAAAAGTTAATCCAATTGCTTATATGCCAAATAGAGGTTTAGTAGTGTTTGGTCAAAAAACATTACATAACACAGCTTCAGCATTAGATAGAGTTAACGTAGCAAGATTAATTTGTTACTTAAGATATCAATTTGATGCATTGGCTAAACCATTCTTGTTTGAATTAAATGACAGAATGACAAGAGATCAAGTAACTGATACTTTTGAAAGATTCTTATCTGACTTATCTTCTAAGAGAGCATTATATGACTTCTTAGTTGTTTGTGATGATACTAACAACACAGCAACACGTATTGATGCAAATCAATTGTGGGTAGATGTAGCAATTCAACCAGCAAAAGCGGCTGAATTTATATACATTCCGGTTAGAATAAAGAACACAGGTGAATCTTTAAGCTACAGTTAATAGTTAAAATACACATAAAAAGGCTACTATAGAGATATAGTAGCCTTTTTTTTACCCTTTAAACCCAAACTTTTTCGTAAATTTTCCTATAATAGCATAAATACTTGTAATACAATTTAGTTTGTAAGGAGAGATTACAATGGCTACATTAAATAAATTTGGCGTTCCAATAGACGGTGCTACAGGTAGAGGTGGTATTTTACAACCTAAACTTAAATATCGTTTTAGAGTACGTTTTACAGGCTTCGGTAACCTTGGTGCTAATCCTATTGATTTAACTCAACAAGTGATGAACATTACAAGACCAAAAGTAACACATGAAGAAGTGCCTATCCACGTGTATAACTCAGTAGCATACCTAATGGGTAAACACACTTGGGAACCAATCACTATTACAATTAGGGATGACATCAACAACAGTATTTCAAGATTAGTTGGTCAGCAAGTTCAAAAGCAAATGAACCACTTTGAACAAACTGGTCCAGTTAGTGGCGGTCAATACAAGTTTACATCTAAAGTTGAAATCTTAGATGGTACTAATGATGCTGAACTAGAGCAATGGGATTTAGAAGGTTGTTTCTTACAGAACGTTGACTACTCAGATGGCGATTACGCAGTATCTGAACCTGTACAAGTTATTATGACTATGAGATATGACAATGCTATCCATAAAGGTGCTGGTGGAAGTGAGATTTTCCCACAATTCCCACTATCATTCCCTGGACAGACAAATCTTTAATAGTTTAACTTTTGTATAGAGGAGAGTCAGATGACAGATATTTGTC